AACCAGAGACTCCAGATCCACTAGTTAACGACCCGAAACTAGTAAAGCGATTCCGAGACTCACAGCAGTTCATTTCAACCCTCAAAGGGGAGAATAAGCAGCTTGCTGATAGTATTGAACAGTTAAAAGCACAAGTAGCTCAGCTTCAACAAGCACCAGTTACTAGTGAGAGTAGTAAGAATACTGCAGAACCAAATGCGGATGCGATCTTTTCCGACATTATGGATCAGCTATCACCAACTGTTCGAGAAGAAGTCGAGACATTTCCCGAATTGTTTCAAGGAATCGACGCTTTGATCCAGCATAGGCTAGGTCGAGCGAACCAAGCGATAGAAGGAGATCTTCAAGAAGTACGCAAAGCGAAGCATGAGAAGTACGTACAGCAAAAGCTCAACGAACGTCATGCAATAGCAAACAAAGAACTAGGCATTACCAACTCTGCTCAGCTAGATCTGGATGATCCAGACTTTGCTCAGTGGGTGCTAAGTAGTGCGAGTCGTAAGAATGCAGTGTTGGACTTTGAGAATCCGGTAGGTTTTGTGGATCTAGTAAGATCTTACTTATACGACTACCCTGATCAGGCGCACCGACCTAGCCCTCCCGAAGAAGCTCCTGCTCCGGCAGTTAATCCTAGGCGAGTAGCTGCTAGTCGGCCCATGCCCTCAAAGCCACCTGTACGTAATCAAGCTCCAAGACGAGTGGAGTCGCAGGACGACAAACTAGCGTTTTGGAGCAAATTAACTAGTGCAAGTGCATAGGAGAAGACATGGCTATTACAGCTACTAATTATACAACGGTAGCTGGATCTCTTTACGGAGATCTGAGCACCGAGGATGCTTTGACGATTCAGTCAAAGATGTTACCGATTGCCCAAAAACATTTAACCTTTGCTCGCTTCGCTCAGAAGGATTCAAAGGGTACAGGAGAGGGCAACACGATTCGACATCGTAGATATAAGAAGTTCCCGATCAATACTACCCCACTAGGCGAGGGTGTAACTCCTGATTTCGACACGCTAGAATCTGAAGTGATTTCACATTCTATCCGTCAGTACGGACGTTACACGCCTGTGACAGACTTGATGGAACTTTTAGGACAAGATCCTTACATCAGTATCATTAGTGACAGACAAGCGATCCAAGCAGCCGAGACAATGGACATGCTAGCTTATAAGCATTTCCGTTCCCCTGCTAACGTGATCTACACCAATGATGGATCTAACTCTAGCCCTGCTGTTGCAGTAACTAGACGAGATAATGTTAACGGAATCTTATCTACTACGGGTAAAGAGTTCGATCAGGCTATTCGATTCCTAGAGAACAATGACGCCGTGAAGATGACCGAAATGTTAGCTGCTAGTCCTGATGTAGCGACTGAGCCGATCCGTGCTGGATTCATTGCAATCTGTCATCCGAATCTGCGCTACGACCTGGAGAACATTGAAGGGTTTGTACCAGTTGAGAAGTATGCTAGCGGAGATGTGATGGACTTTGAGATGGGTTCCTACAACGGAATTCGTTTTATTGCCACTACCCAAGCAGTTCCGTTTGACCGAAACGGTGACACTTCTCAGGGTGCTGGTGCTACTCCACATGCAAACACCCCTGTATTGACTAATAATGGTAAAACAGATGTTTACCCGATTGTAATCTTTGCTAGAGACTCTGTAGGGACAGCAACGATTGGCGGGATGGATAGCATTGTACCAAAGGTAGTACGACCTACTCCTAGCGGTACTGACCCTCTAGGCCAGCGTGGTACGGTGGGGTATACGTTTATGTTTGGTTCTATTATCTTAAACGAAGATTGGATGGTTTCCATTGAGACTGCTGCTTCGGCCTTTACCCCTGAGGTAACTACCGGAACGACTTCAGCAACCAACTGGTACAATCCTCCTGCTCCGTATAGTACCAACGTCTAATTTTATTATTAAGCTAGTGCTAGTAGCACTAGCTACCAGCTCTTAGGAGAAGACTATGCGATCTGACAAGATGCAAATGAGCTATGTCCCACAGTGTACGGAACACATTGCTGTGACAGCTATGACGGCTAACGAGACAAAATATTTCGACATTACGGTTCCGCCCGAATCGATTGTCGAGAAGATTGTCTATGTTGTGAAGAATGACTTCGACCAAGTAGTTACCGTAGACGCAGGACACCTTGCAGGTGTAGGCGTAGCTGCGGATGAAGACTACTTTACTCCAACAAATCCTGTAGATCTTAACGCTGCTAACAGTGAAACAATCTATGAGATGGAAACGAAGTGGGTTCCGGTAGCCTCACTACCGGATCGAACGATCCGATTCACATTTATTAACACGGCTGGATCTGCTTCTACCGGAGCAGTCTATGCTTATGTAGTTTATCGCTTTGATGCGAACGTCCACCCGACAAAGGTGACGAGCTACGTATAATAACTAAGAGGACTACTTCGGTAGTCCTCTGATTCTAAAGTGGAGCTATGAATTATACATACGTACCAAACCAGACTTCGAGTGAGTACAACTCAGGCACTGGTCGCTATCATACAGTCAATAGCCGACACAACCTTGCCCCTGAGTGGGATGGCAAGCCGGAATCCGTACCCCCAGGTTTCGGAGTAATCCGTGTGGAAATGGGTCGGGATCACCACGAGACTGAAGCAGTTAGTGTATCGGTTAATGGGTTTCCAACAGTAATTCCTAGAGGATCTGCTAGAATTGTAAGTGGTGTCCATATAAATAGGTTGTTAGAGTGTGTAATTACTGAGTACACACAGACCCAGTATTACAAGCCACCCGAAGGATACCAGAGGCCACGTTTTCCGATTACTGTAATTATGCCTGTTAAGGATGCTCAAGGTACAATTATCGATACCGCTACAGGTATGGAAGCTCAAGCAGAAGCAAAAGCTAAAATAGTACGAGCACCTAGAAAGACAAAACACTCTCTAGACGTAGGGGAGAATGAGCCTGACTCAAGCACAAATTCTGGATAGAGTAACTACTCTACTACAGGATGGGAGTTACAGTTCTAATACTAGTAAGCGGTGGACTGCACCGGAGTTGCGTCAGTATCTCTATGACGCTCAGCATGAGTTCATCCGGCTTACTGAGTTTCCAATAGTCACTTCCGATGTAACGATTGTAGAAGCTACTTCTTCTTTTAATCGTCCGTCCAATCCGCCACTGATGAACCTCAAGCGTGCTCGGATCGAGAATACTTCCGTTGAGATTCCGATTGTTACCTCTAGCGTATTAGACGAGAATCGAGTAGTCAGTGGTCAGATTGTAGATTCAAACTGGCAGAGTCAGTCAGGCCCGATCCGAGCAATCGTCATCGAGCACAACTCAAGTCCTACCTTCCGAGTCTATCCGACTCCGACGACCTCCGATCACCTCTTTAGTGCTACGTTAGTCTCTCAGATCCCTGTATTCGATGTGACGGGCGACAGCTCTACCGATGTTCTCTCTACAACCACAGGGATTATCACTGCAATTGTAGATACTTCCGTGATTAAGTTTGACGGAGTGATCGACCCTCCAAGAGATCGGTTGACCTACAACAATACTCAGGCGGATACTGACGTTCCGCTAGTTGGTTCTATGTACCAGGAGGCGCTAGTTTTTGGCGTAGCTGAGCGGGCATACTTGAAAGAGAACGAATTACGGAACGTAGAGAAATCAGGGGTTTTTAGACAGAGATTCCTAGAGATGGTGCGCTATGCTACCCAATCAGAGTCTACGAATTCAATGACTAGAAACTCAGGCGCATCGAGGAAACGAATCCGTGTCGGTTGGAGGTGGAGATAATGGCTAGTTTTAAAGATACACTAGGAAATACTTTTACTATCACCTCAAGGCCAATTGTCGGTGACGACCTAAGTACCGTTGCGGATGAGCTGAATGCTAGTCACATCCCTCTGTCGAGTACAGATCAGACAGCCTACTCGTCAACTACGGTTTCCGGTGCACTGGCTCATATAGTAGCTCAGGCAACTCAGGGGCCACGAGGCTACGGAATTGATAGCATTGTTCAGAATGGTTCTCAGTTTACGGTCACCTGGGGTAACAATGCGTACCATCAGACACTGACACTACCTGCTGGGATCAAGGGGGATCAAGGAGACGCAGGGAATGACGGGACTTCGGTAACGAGCATCACGAACCTAGGAAACAGTCAGGCTCGTTTCACGACTACTGACTACCAAGGCAATACTACAAACTTTGACCTGACGATCCCTTCGGTTACCGGCCCAGCAGGTAGAGGAGTTAGTAGTATTTCGCTAGGCAATAGCACCCAAAACCCCACTGCTGCTTACGGGATCACGTTTCAATTTACAGATAGTACATCTACCGAAGTAACCTTTGCCAAACCAAGTGATGGAGTAGATGGCGCTACAGGTGCTACAGGCCCACAGGGAGCACAAGGCCCACAGGGGGCTACAGGCGCAACAGGCCCACAAGGAGCTACAGGCCCACAAGGAGCTACAGGCGCAACAGGCCCACAAGGAGCTACAGGCCCACAAGGAGCTACAGG